GGTTTCAGAACCAACGCTGAGGTTCGAACTGTCCCTCACTCGAAGGTAGACCTTGTTGATGATCTTTGTGCGCCCCTGTCCGCCTGCCTCCATCTGCAAACTGACAGGCAGAGTCTGAGCCTCTGTTGTGTATTTGAGTCCAGCACAGACCTTCACAGCGGCTCTGTCGAGGATCAGGACACCAAGGCTAGATACCACGACATCCTTGTGCATTTCGCCATCGGCTAAGACTGACACCGTTTGGTTTGCTAGATGCGCGTAACCAGTAATGGTCTTAGAGGCGATTGCCCAAACCGTCGTAGGCGTTGAATGCAAAGTGCTTGGCAGATCAGCAAGAAGAACCGCTTCAACCTGCGTAGTGCTTGTGTAGACAGTAACACGCATCCGGTAAGCATTGGTGCCGCTAGTAAACTCGATCTCCTCGCCCACGTTAGATTCTGCAAACACCCCGGCTTCGTTACAGATAACGCTAACAACGTCACCAGACTTGTATAAACCGGAACTTGTAACCTCTAGCGTGCGAAGACCAGTGTTGGTGCCGTTCACCGAGACGCTTGCGTCAAAGTAAACCGCGTCACTTCTGTCTTCCGTGTCAACTGCAACCATCCGCTCAACAGATCGAACAGTTGCACCTGTGCTGTCAGTCCTGTTAACGACCACGTAGACGTTGTCAAAGTTCCCCTCGGGGATAGCACATACGCTTTCAAAGGTGCCGTCAGTGACAATCTGTTGCCAAGCTAAGACTTTCTCTTCGGGGACGTAAGTAAGGCACAACAGTTTGCCGCTAGTCGAAACGAACCAAAGGCGCGGAGTAGGTGCTTTAGAATACGCAAGGTCTGTCAACTCCTGTCCGTTAAACAAATGGGTAGCACGAAGCGACAAGTCACCAGTTAAGTAGCCTTGGTTCTGAGTCTGGAATCCAAGCTCCCTAACGTGACCTCCACGGTTAGCACAGAACACAATCTTGTTGTTAACAACAGCAGGGCGCACCTTGTTGCTGCCAATGTAAGACTGCGGACGGATAGCAATTGTCTCAGGCCCAATCGCATCGCTGTTAATCGCAGTAACCATCCACTCGCCTTGCTGAGTAAGGATGATCAAGTCTTGCAAGCCAACCATGTGACGAATGGTGTGCGCTTCACGAGACGCTATTTGCACAGACACTCTGTCTGAAGCCTGGATAGGCATCTGATAAGTGAATGAAGACTGCGTGCCCGAACGGCTCATAAAGAGTGTGCGGGGAAGATTGTTAGACCCTGCAAAACAACGACGCTGCTCAAAACTTGCTACGGCTCTTGGTCGGTAACCACTAGCCACTTGCTCGTCTTGAAGCGGCAAAGTGTCGCTCATGTCTGGACCAATGTAGTCATCGGTAAAAGCTGAGACATTTCCCGGCGTAGCGTCAACTGCTCCTATAAAGCCGTATATGCCGTTTAACTCTTTGTATATTTTATAACTAACAGCGTTTACGGCGTTCCTAAACTGAATCGTGTTAGTTGCCCCAGGAACTGCCAAGATGTTTGTTGCTACAATCTCTTCAGTAGGCAAAGACTCTTGCAAGTTTACGTCTACAGACGTGATCTTGTATTTCTCAGTCTCTTCACCCGAAGAAGATGAAATATACAGACGACCTGCATTGTCATTTGTAACAGTTGCTTGAATTGCTACTGGTGTACCAGAGGCTATTTCTCGCAAGAACACATTCGTATTATTGCCGAATGGAACAATGTTAATTACATTGTAGTAACCGTCGATTGGAACAATGCCATTTCCTTGAGCCGCTATAAAGTCAATATAAACAGTGTCGCCCCCAGAAACAGGTAATGTGCCCTCTATCTGAACTCCTGAATTAGTGCCACTTCCGGTATCTTCAACGTATTCGACTATTTCATAAGCCACCCCTCGGGTGCTAGTGACTATTGGCTCAACAGGAAACGTGCTTTGAAAGGGAGGTAAGATTGTTGGAGTTAAATCAACCTCGATTAGTCTCCAGTCTGTGTTTGAGTATCTCCTAACTTCTCTAGGAGTGTGATTGGGATGAGTCAAAGTGATGATGTCACCTGTTTGCTCATACTCAATTTCAAACAGTTCGTCTTCGCTGTAAGGCGAGTCGTTTTCTAAAAAGCCTTCTTGGTTTAAGGCAAGAAAGTCAGTAGCGGCAGTGTTAGCCGTAAGCGTTGTTATTTTAGGGGCTGCGTTATCTCTAACAGCAACAATGCCTCTGCTGTAGAAACTTGGCGAAGACACCATTGAAAGGTCTCTGGGAATAAACGCTGTGTCTCCAATCTCGTAATAGGCAGTTAGAAACAGTTTTGCGTAGTTTGCTCCGGACCCACTTGGGCTGTGCCGACTGTTTAAAATAATGTTACTTACAGAAGTAGATGGTGTGGTCTGTGTTCCAACTTGTTCAAAGCTATACCTTAAAGCAAACGTATGGCTTCCAAATTGGCCGGAGGTGTCTCCAATTGAAGCCGAAGTGCCAAAGTCTACATAAAGCGGAACTTTCTGAGCTTCTGGAAGAAGGAGAATAGCAGCAGTCAGAGAGTTAATGTCTTGCTGTATTTGGACTTTTTGACCGTGGTAAAATCCGCTTGGAGTTCCAGGCGCACTCCATTCTAAAAAAGAACCAGACGTTCCGGTTCTGTATATGTTTGCGGCTTCGTCTGCAACTTTGAAGTTTCTAGGCAAGCTTGACTTTCTGTAAAGTCTTAAGCCCCCGCTTCCGTCAAGTGTTGTTCCGCTAAAGCTTATAGCACTTCCGCCTATATCTGGCTTAACTTGGATAGTGTCTGAGCCGGTAACAATAGCAAGATAAGTTTCGCCTTCGTCAAGACCTGTTGGAAGGCTTGCCGACGAACCTTCGTGAAAGACTATTTCATCGTTAGTAGTTAACTTGTGATCTGATGAAAAGGTAATTGTGTTTGAGGCATTTGAAACGCCTGACGCTAAGAACGTCAAAGTGTCGGCCCAAGTAACAAGCTTACCGTCCGAGATAAACCGGATCTTCTCGTGCGACAACTCAATCACAAGCGACTGGTCTACCGAGTAGGTAAACGGAATCAGGCGAGACTTGCGGGAACTATCAAACGAACTGCTCACACGCTGAAAGCCCGGTCGCTTCTTTAGCGGACCCTTGGGGTCTACCAACCAGTTCTGGACTTTAGCTAGCCCTGACTGGTTCTGGTCCGAGTCAATCCGAGAATACATCTCAGGATCGATTTCACCGCCTCCAAATGAAAGCTGTAGCTTGCGTGTGTTAGGCATGATCTATCGATCCCAAGGATTGATGTTAGCGTCGATGACAGGCTTGTCCCTTGTCGTTCGACTGTCGAAGGCAGCAGCACGGTTCGAGTAGAACTCAGCCATTTGAGTGGCGTTCTGGACGGCCTGTGCGCCTGCGTCACCCTTGATCAAAGCTCCTGCTAGCATCGCAGCAAGCCTCCAAGATAGAGCGTGTATAAACGACTGAGAGAACTTGGTGGAGTCTGTTGTCTTTGCCGTATACCGAAGTGACGCATTGATCATGTCCGTATAAAGAACGCGGTCAAAGTTGTTGTCTACCTCGATAGCAAACGGCTGCGGCAATGGAACACCTTGCTCGATCTGATCGTCTTGAGCATCCTTGGCAAGGATTGCTATGGCTCCCGAGAAGTCTACGGGCAACTTGTAAGCGTAGTCCCACTCAGTCCGAGTGTTTGTCAGTTGGACCAGTGCAGTCTGGCGAATGCTGAAGTCCCAACGATGACGCTCTAGCAACAGGTCTCTAGCCATCGGGTAATACCGAGAGCAAAGGTCTGCTTGGTGACTGCCGTCTGAAGGGCTGATGCTAGTAACGCTTGCCTTGTCTCCAATGTTTGCAAGAGCAAGGTTACAGATGTCCACCTCGGAAGAGCCTGTGCGCTGCACATCTTTCCATGCGTTGTAGGCTGACTCTTCTACACTCGTAATACCAACACCGCTGTAGTAAAGACCGTCAAGATCAAACGTCGAAGTCTCAAACGTCCGAGTGTAAGGATCCTCCTGAGACAGAGTGTCTATCGCTGTGTTGACAGTTGAAGCGTAGGTGTAAGTTAACGCTGTTGAAATCTTAGGATGGATGAACGGGATCTTCTCTTCATCTGAAGTCGTTAGCGAACGATCCTTAATTGCCTTGCGGATAGATGAGCGCAGTTTGCGACAACTGTTTTCGTAGTTGTTAGCCAACTGAAGATGCAAAGCATCCTCCTCACCTTGAAGCCAGAAGACTCCAACGCATTCGCCTGTGTCGCCGTCAGCTTCAAAGGCTAACTTGGCAGCATCTAGCACATCTTCTAAACGACCAAAGCAGTTGTTTGGCTCGCCAGCAGACCAAGACTTGTGCTGCGAAGGATCTAGCCAACTATGAGCAGACGGCGTTGCTGTTGAAGGGTAGATCTCTTTGTGACCTACAGACGTGTTGTCTACCGCGCATACCGCAACGTGCATGACCTCGCCGGTATACTCATACATCTTAAGAGCAAGACCAGAGTGGAACCCAATCTGTGGCTTAATCGCAATCTCACCGGGGCCGTCAAAAGCTTGGTAAGGTCTTGGAGTAGCGTGATGGTTAGGGTAGTTGAACCCTGGTGGGTAAGGGTTCTGCTTGTCTTCTTGGTCGTAGACAAACATGACGTGCTTTGCGCTGCTGTCATCTCCTGACAGGCTTGACTGACTATCAGTCCCTCCGCTTACACCTACAACAGCACCTGTATCACTTGCTACGTCTTTTAAAGTGACTCCGTTGGCTGTCACCGAGTTTATGTAGTAAACCTGACCAGCAACTAAAGGCTTAGGAAGGATCCCATTAGAGAAGAACTTGACCGCAGTTCCTACTACTGGGGGACCGCCTGTTAATGCTGGAGTTGTCTCAAGAGTTACCTCGACGTTTGCGCTAGCAGCCGAAGTGATCTTGACTATAGATGGACCGTCATAGCTAGCGTTGCCTTCAAACGGTGACCACGGAAGCCACATAGCCCATTTCTCAAACGGGATAGTCTGGTTGTTAAGAGGCGGCACTTCAATCGCAAACGTGTCGCCGTTAGCAGTTGCAGAAGGCCACGCATCTGTCGTTACCGTTCCATCCGACTGCACATCGTGCAATGCGCGTGCATAGCCTAGATTGGCTCCTGTGCCACCAATACACCTAGCTTGAAGCCCTGTAAGGCTTCCTCGGAAGACAGGCTTAAAGAGGACTTTAAGGTTGTGAGTGACATCAGTAGCGTTCTGCCCACTGTCTGCGGCTGCAACTCTCTCTTCTCCTCCTGGCTCTTCCGAGACATAAAAGGCTGCGTAAGAGTCTAGCCTAGTTATCGTAGCCGTGCCGGAAGGTGGGCCTTCCCAAGTCATGTATGTTTCTCCGGCAAGATTCGCAAGAGATGTTGCTAATCTAATCTCATCATGGTCAATAACTTTGACGTAGTAAGTAGATGAAGCCGTAAGGGTAGTGCCAAGACTTCCTGTCGCTGCCGCAATTTGAATCGGCTCTCCCTCCCCTAGTCCGTGCGAAGAACTAAAGACAAGTTCATAGGAAGAGTTGTCCCATGAAGCCGACGTAACTGTTTCCCGCACTCCTGCTTTTCGAGTGACGTAGTAAGTTTTGGTCTGATCAAACCCACTAGGAACACTAAAGGTTCCAGAACTAGTGACGTTAGTAAACTTAACAGGTTGACCGATGTAGACTGGGTGGCTACGGCAAGTAATTCTTCCAGGAGTGTTACCACTTCCATCTAATATCTTGCTGATATAGCAAGCGTGATTGCCGCTTGAGTCAATCGCAATTGCTGTTTCTAAGTCGCTAGCAGAGCCTGGATCTGAGTTGCCTCCGAACTGAGACTCAAACTTGATTGCTGTAGTAGACCCTCCATCATCACCCGCTGTAGGTGTGTAGTCGAACAGTTCACCCGTTTCAGGTGGCGGGACTAAGGCTTGAGCAGCATCAAAAGTAAGAGTGTTGCCAGTAGTTGCAGCACCATTAACCGTGTGCGTTGTGCCTGTCCTGCGCCGAGTAATGACTACCCCTGTAGGGTCATACTTCCATGTCACCGATGTAGTCAGGCTAAGAGACGTAGACCCCGCAAGGATAGTTCCTGTGCCAGGGTAAGTAGACGTAGTAGCTGTGCCCGAGTTTTGGTAACTCGCAGTCGGGTCATAGAAGGTCAAATACTTGACCGCCCGTGTAGCCTTGCCCATCAAGTTAGCAGTCTGATGAGAACCAAAGATTGTGGCTCCATCGGTTGCTGCTTGAGGTCCGCCCTTAAATGTAAAGGGCAGCGTGAGGATGTCTGAATACGCTCCTCCTGCAAAGTCTGCTGACTGAGAAGGCAGGTTAGTGGGGTTTCTTAGAGACGCATAGAGATGCTTCTCCTCCCACGGTATCGAGTCTGCTACCTCTGTAGCGTTATTCTGACCTGCAACGACAATGAACTTCCTGACAGCCACAGGTCACCTCTAGCTAATAGCCGCCTATAAAGTGAGAGCAAGGGCGGCGACTGCTACCCTTGCCCTGTTTGTAATCAGGCTTCTACTGGAGCAGCCTTAGCTGGCTTTTTAAGCTTTGGTTCTTCGACCTTCTTAGGCCGACCAGGACCACGTTTAACCTCTTCCATCCAACTAGCGTTGAATTGCCGAGAATCGCTCAAATCAAACTCCATCCCCGGCTTCCAACGCCGAGAACCGTAGATGCCGCGCTGTTTGGCTTTAACTCGCATTAGGTACTTGGGTCAGTAGCCGGGACACGGGTAGCAGTAGACTGCCAGTTGGTTACGTCCTTAGTAAGGAACGCATCTGCAACACCGCCAGTTACTGCGCCAGCAGTAGTAACGTGAATGCCCACGTTTTCTTTGTAGTCGTTCGGGCGGGTCGGAAGTTGCACCACGGTCATCCCAGTAAGATTTGCGTAGTTTGCTGCGGCAACAACCCCAGTTGTCCAGTGAATAACCGGAGAACTACTTTCTAAGTCAGCGTTGCTGCCTGATCGCAAATCAATGCGAACGCTAGTTCCACTTGCAAAAGCAGTGGTTACGTTTAGCACCAAGTAAATTGGTTCGCCAGCACCCCAATTCTTAAGGGCGTTGTCAGTCGTGTTGCTGAGATCAAGGACAGTGCCTTTTTTCTCTTCAATGCCAGTTCCAGACAGCGTTACACCGTCGCAAAACTCTAAAGTTGAATCAATAAACATCTGTATGTCCTCTTATTAAGCTTGAATAACAGGCGACTCAGTTTCGATAAGCGAGTCAACCTTGCGGATTGGAATGCCATCAAAAACAAGGGTGCTGCGACCGCCAATGTCGTCCATGCCAAGCGTTGATTGCTTAACCTTGCTTACAAATTGCTTTCGCAGGAACTGCTTGGCCTTTCGGTTGCAGTAGAACGAAGCACGACCCATGCTTAGGCTTGGCACTAGTTCGCAAGCGTCTGACATCATTTCAACAATGTCAAGGTTGTCTACGGACTCAGTTAAGTCTGCGGTCTCAACTTGCATTCGCACAACGTAACGCCAGTCGCGAACGCTTAAGCCAGTGCACCACTTGTAGTGGGTCCGATAGGCTTCCATGCGACCACCACCGTTGCTGCTTGTGTCTTCAATAGTCACTTGACCCTTGTCGTCCTTAGACAAGCCCATTTGACTGCCCTTGGAATAAATCCCGTGACAGGTGTTTGGACCCCAGACAACTAGCCAAATGCTAGTGTTGTCGTTGCCTGAAAGAGCATCGCCACCATAATCATCACCCATAAGAATGTTGGTGTGGTTTTGAGCTGAAGTTCTTGTGTCGTTAAAACGAGCGCGGAAACCCGTAAACTCTTCGACATCCGTGCCTTCGTCGCCGTAAAACAACGTGCGGGTAAACTCTTGGTTCATGCCCTCAATGTGCGCCATGTCTTCTGACATGCGGAACGCAGCCGTGTTGCCATTAAGGTCAGCAAGTTGCTTGTCAACCTCGGCGTAGGCTTCCATCATACCGATCGTGTCGGTTACCTGGACTGTTTCGCTCTTGGATGGCTGAACACCACCGTAAAGCTTGCGCCAAGTTGGGGCCGGTAGACCTGAACGGATAGTCGTGCGGTGACCAGTTTCTTGGTTACCTTCGATGTGGACCATGTCCTCAAGGACTTCGTTGGTCTGTGAAAGCGTTTCTACAATCGTAGCAATGCTTTTATCTGGATCTTGCCGCTTAGTGTAATCAAGCAGCGTGGGGTGCGTAGTTGCACTTACAACCATAATCTAACTCCTAACTCATCTTACTGTTGTTATAGAAATCACGGGCAGTGAACGCTTGGTTCTTGTCCGCATTAGCACCGGTAAGGAAACGATCCTCACCAATGTCTTGGTGCGTCCTGACAAGAAACCGGATGATCTCCGGGTTATCGCCAAGACCTGTCTCTCCAAGCAGCGACTTAAGCTCTGGAGTTCCGTAGGTATCTAAAACCTGAACGGCTTTACCTAGGTTCTCCGGCAACTTGTCTCCTCCGATTTCTGGATCGGACTTGACCGAGTTAACCCACTCCGAGCGAAGGTTTTCAATGTAGCCTTCGTTCTGCTGTTTCAGTGCCGGAGCAACTCCGTCTAACACTGATTGAGCTTGCTCTTGTGTAAGGTTGAGCTTCTTTGCAACCTCCGAAAATGCTTGCACCGCCGATGACTCTGCATCGAGATCCGAACCTTCTGGGGTCTGGAAATCGTAAGCCTCGGGAGCACCTTCAAGGGTAGGCTCTTTACCTGTTGCCTCTGTAGGCTCAGGTTGTTGCTGCTGGATTGGTTCTTCTTGCTTAGTCTCCTCGGGAGGAGTGGTCAGCAAAGTCTCCGCAACCTGCCCTTCGTTTTCAGTTTCAGGGGTTTCTGTTTGCGTCTCTGTCATGTGATTCCTTGATCATCAAGGTAAAATGGTCCGGGCACGCCTCTAGCAATTCGGATGCAATCTTGGTCCCGATGTCGTGCGCTCCGGCGTTTTGGCTTTGAACCAACCCATTAGAGTTTGCAACAGGGGACATAAATCGCATCTCGGACAACCAACGCCAAACCACTCGGCGACCTGACTGTGCCTTCATGAGCCAACGCAGATCTTCTCTGTGCAAATTGATGCGCCCCTTAATTCGATCAGATCGATCTAAGGAGGCTTCATCCTCAAGCGACATATAAGAATCTTGCTGACTCACGCGAGGAATGTATCACACTAGATATTAAACTATCTATTAGGTGAGGGGTTTTTTAGACCGTCATGGTCTTTTTAATAACCCCAGAGATAGTTTCAGTAGCCCATTCTGTCCATACCTTAACCACTATAGCGGCCTCTGCCTGGGCTAGATTAGCTAGTGTAGCCTTCATAACAGCCATTTCTCGTGCTGCATTCTGAGGGTCCATGAGAGCCAAAGCCGTTAAACGAGGGGCATCTACAGCAATCTCAGTCAACATATCCTGCTTAGCAGGAGAGGTAATTGATGCTTTTAGAGAAGCCATAAGGGCTTCAACTTCTGGGGGTAGGTCACTCATTTCTTGTTTGCCTCTAAACGCATCTTCCAGCTATTCAATAAACGAATACGAGCCGCCTTAGCCGCTTCGTCAAGGTTAGCGTCGTCTTCGACATACGTCCTGTAATCAGGAGCAATAGCCTCATACGTCATTTTATCTGCTTCTAAGTATGCGTTAGATACAGATAAACCGCTGCACGATGAAAGCAGACTTAAAGCTGCTAGGGATAATAGATACTTCATAAGTTCTTACTTCTGAGGGGGCGTAGGTTTATTAGACCCTGGCTTTTCAACGGGTTGGTTATTCTCTTCATTGCTGTTTCCTTCGCTAATAATAGACCTAAGATTAGCCATAAGACCAGTTATTAAAAGGGTTAACAGTGCTGACGCTACAGATATAGATTCGTCAGGAATTGATCCACACGCTAGGCATATAATAAACCCGCCGATGAGTAGGACTAATATAGCAGGAGTAGTTAAGGCAATGTTAGTTCGCGCTTTTTCGCTCGCGCTTTGGCTCATCCTTATCTTAGCTAGCTCTAGTTTGATCTCTTGCTTCTTTAGTTCGCGTTGAGAGTATGCCTC